TTAGCTCAGCCGGACAGAGCAATTGCCTTCTAAGCAATCGGTCACTGGTCCGAATCCAGTACAACGCGCCACACCACACTTATCTGCCCTGACTCTCTTTTGCGGGCTTTTTATTACAGGAAAGACACCGGACAGTGAAATGTTAAATGCCTCACAATTCAGGCAGTTGACTGTTGCCTGACATGCTGAGCGTTTGTTAAAAAAATCCTGCATGATGAATCCCCCTGAGCGGCGGGGCATAATGACAGATGTTTGGTTGCGTATTGTATAGGCAAGTTGCGGATTCTGTCTGGTCATTGCAGAATTCACCGGGAGGCACCCGGCATCATGCTGTATACAGAGATTAGGCATATATCCAGGCTCCTCATCGCAGGAGCCTTTTTACATGCAAAAAAAGCCCGAGTGGGTTCGGGCAACAGCATGAGATACTTGCATTGTCATTTTTATCGTGTGGATTTTAACCAGGGTTTATAAGGCTGCGCAACTGCGCGGCCTTTTTCGTTTTGCGGGCTGCGGTTCTCCTCTTTTGATTCTCCGTATAGCCGGACTGTGGCCCGCACTGTTGAGGAAAATCCCGGAAAGGGGAGGAATAATGGCATTTAAACACTATGACGTGGTCAGGGCGGCGTCGCCGTCAGACCTTGCTGAACGACTGACTCAAAAACTGAGGGAGGGGTGGCAGCCATTTGGCAGTCCTGTCGCCATCACGCCTTATACCCTGATGCAGGCCATTGCGGCGGAAGGTGATGTCACCACACCTGTGGTGGTGAGGCCGTCGGATGGAGAAGGCACAGTTATCAGCACCACCAGCGAACCGGAATATTACTATGTTGTCGTCCTTGCCGGTCAGTCCAATGGTATGGCTTTTGGCGAAGGGCTGCCGTTACCTGAAACCTATGACCGCCCTGAGCCGCGCATTATGCAGCTGGCGCGCCGTAGTACGGTGACGCCGGGGGGAGCTGCATGTGCGTACAATGATGTTATTCCAGCTGACCACTGTCTGCATGACGTCATTGATATGAGTGGATTCAACCACCCACGGGCCGACCTGACAAAGGGGCAGTATGGTTGTGTGGGGCAGGGGCTGCATATTGCCAAAAAGCTTCTGCCGTTCATTCCGGTAAATGCAGGTATTCTCCTGGTTCCGTGCTGTCGTGGTGGCTCAGCATTCACCTCCGGAGATGATGGCGCATTTACTGAGTCTACCGGTGCTTCCGCCAGCTCAGCCCGCTGGGGAGTGGGTAAACCGTTGTATCAGGATTTTCTCTTCCGTACAAAAGCGGCGCTGTCGAAGAACCCGAAAAACAGGCTTCTGGCCGTGGTATGGATGCAGGGGGAAAATGATCTTGCGGACGGCAGTCAGCAGCACAGCGGCCTGTTTACCGCTATGGTGCAGCAGTTCAGGGCTGATATGGCAGCATATTCTGCACAGTGCGTTGGCGGAAGTGCTGGCTCGGTGCCGTGGATTTGCGGTGACACCACGTATTACTGGAAGAATCTTAACGCCGCTAAATATGAGGCGGTATATGGCGGTTACAAGGGCAGGGAAGCACAGAATATTTTCTTTGTTCCTTTTATGACGGACAGCAGTGGTGCAAACACACCCACCAACAATCCGTCAGAAGACCCGGATATTCCGGCATCAGGATATTACGGTGCAGCCTCCCGGACGTCGGAAAACTGGACGTCAGCAGACCGTGCGAGCCATTTCAGCTCATGGGCACGCAGGGGGATTATTTCTGACCGTCTGGCCTCAGCGATTCTTCTCCATGCAGGACGATCGGCTGAACTGGTGGGGGGACAGGTTGTGACGCCGCCGGATGAGAAGCCGTCACCGGACATACCATCAACACCGTCAACGGACGGGAAATCAGTGACAACGCTGCTTTCTTACCGTGCAGCAGAGTCAGATGGTTTACTGACTCCGCAGGGATGGGGTGCTGAAGGAGGGAGTGCAGCGGTAGTTGATGATGCAGGTGCTGCGGGAGGTAAGGCGCTGAGGCTGACCAAACAGGCAGGAAGGTCTTCGTGGTTTATGCAGCATGATGCCGGTAATGGCGCAGACCTTCTGGAGAAAGGCGGGCTTATCAGCTGTCGTTTTAAAGTTGATGGTGTGCTGTCTGCTAACCGTTATGCACTGGCGCTGTACTGGCCGGTTTCTTCATTGCCTCAGGGTGTCACACTGGAAGGTAATGCCGGTAACAATCTGCTGGCGTCGTTTTACGTACAGAGCGATGCCACAGACCTCAACGTGATGTACCACAAGGGTAACGCTGACCAGAACACGAAGCTGGGGTCATTCGGCGCATTTGACAACGAATGGCATACGCTGGGCTTCCGTTTTGCCGGTAATAACAGCATTCAGGTGACGCCGGTGATTGATGGTCAGGATGGTGCACCGTTCATGCTGTCGCAGTCTCCGGTAGGTTCTTTTGCGGCAGACAAATTACGTGTAACGGATATCACAAAAGCGGCGACGTATACGGTGCTGATTGAAAGTATAACAGTGGAAGTGAATAACGCGTAAGCAGGATAAAAAAATGCCGCCGGGGCAGGGAAAACAAGGAGCCAGAACCGGCGGCAGAGGTCGCTACATCCTTAGCAAAAATATGCTGAGCAAAAAATGCAGGAGTTTTTTACTGGCAGGCATTAACCATGTCAATAATGGAGATGAATAATGACATTTTTACAGCTGATTATGTTGTATTTCTGTACAGCAGTTTGTGTGCTGTATCTTCTTTCTGGTGGGTACAGAGTCGTGAGAGATTTCTGGCGCAGACAGATTGACAAAAGGGCCGCTGAGAAAATCAGCGCCAGTCAGTCAGCCGGAACAAAACCCGAAGAGTCTCTCATTCCGTAGCAACTTTCTTAACAACACCTTTCAACGAGAAAATACCATGTCAGAAATAAAATCGCTGGTCACTGCTGAAGCAGTGAAGGAAGTCCTGCGCTCTGAAGAAGTCAGAAGCGCACTGAAACAGCAACTTCGTCAGAATCTTGAGGCGCGTCTTGATGCTGAAGTGGATGCCATTCTGGATGAACTGCTGGGGGTACCGGCTGCTCCCGGGCCTGAAGACGGTGCGGGTGACAGTGCTGTTTCAGATGGTGTCGTGTCTCAGCCTGATGGTGGCAGTGAGCCTCAGCCTGACGGCGAAATGATGATGTAACCATGCGCAGGGGCTGTCGGTGTGAGCTGATGCCCCTCTTGTTGTTGTGAGCTTCCGGATTGCGGGAGACGGGGTATGTACCAGATGGAAAAAATCACAACAGGTGTGTCATACACCACGTCAGCGGTGGGAACGGGCTACTGGTTCCTGCAGTTGCTGGACAGGGTTTCCCCGTCTCAGTGGGCGGCAATAGGCGTGCTGGGGAGTCTGCTGTTTGGTCTGTTGACGTACCTGACGAACCTGTATTTCAAAATCAGAGAGGACCGTCGTAAGGCGGCACGGGGAGAGTAGGTGATGAACCATGAAGAAATGAATCAGCGCTTCAGTCGTCTGGAAAATGAAATTGCTGAACTGAATAAAAACTGTCGGCGCTGATGCCTTCTGAAGATGAAAAAAACGCCGCGATGAGCAGTTTGCTGCGTTTGACGATTATTGTCGGAAAGTGATGAGCAGAAATCTCGCAGAGTGTTTCAGTATTCATAATGATAATTTCAGTGAGCTGGAATGGGAGTGTAACCGGCCATCCTTTGTTGTATCCGGTGATGCTGGGAAAATAACCATCTCAGAAAATGGGAAAGTAACACCTCCATCGCACCAGCACAGTGAGGAGCTCATTGAATTTGCCATTGATTACCTGAAGAACAATAAAAAGCAGGGGCTGATGAAGCGCGTTGGCCGTTGCATGGGATATCTTCAGGTAGCCGCTGAGATTGAAGCGCTGGCCAGTGGTGCTGATAAGGATGCAATTGTGCGGGAGGCTCTTCTTCGTGATTTTAATACTCCACCCTTTAAAAAAGTGCCGGCTTACTGGCTTCATCCGGGGCTGACTTATCTTAAAGTGCGTATTTAGTGGGCCAGGGACAGCGGCTGAATATTTAATATATCCATGAACACCAAAATCAAATACGGCCTGTCGGCTGCCGTTCTGGCGCTGATTGCCGCTGGTGCGCCTGCGCCTGACATTCTCGACCAGTTTCTGGATGAAAAGGAAGGTAACCACACCACGGCATACCGTGATGGCGCGGGTACACCATGCAGGTTGAGCCGGGGCGTTATCGTGTGACCCTGTGCGTGGAAGGCCGTCAGCCGGCATGCGCTGGCGAGATTGACGTCATGGCAGACGACGAGCCGGGCACACTGAATGCGTTTTTGCTGCGTGAGCAGGACAGCACTTATTACCCTGAGTCGCTGAAAAAACTGGAAGACGCGGCGGATGCGGCTGTCAGCAGGGCAGAGGAAGCGGCGAGGAAAGCGGAAACGGCGGTTGGGCCACAGGGACCGAAAGGCGACACCGGAGCAACGGGGCCGCAGGGACAGAAGGGGGACAAGGGGGATACAGGCCCACAGGGGCCAAAGGGGGATAAAGGAGACAAGGGCGATAAGGGGGATAAGGGAAAAGAGATTATTGCAGTACGAAATGCAGCCTGCAACGAATACGGCGGGATAAACTGTGAGGTGCAGTTTGAAGATGCGGTCAATGAAAAAGGAGAGCAGGTATGGCTGCCGTATACCGCAACGGAAACGGATAATACAGAACACGGAAAAGCCTTGTGGTCGGGGCTGACAGCAGGAACATACGGAAGTGTGAGTGCCTTTGTTGCCACGGAAGCAATACTGGAAGCGGCAAAGGCGGCGAAAAGGGAAGAGATTAATATCTGGCGTGATGTGCAGGAGAATATGGAATACGTGATGGAATTCAACGGAAGGAACTGGGATTACGGCAAGAAGACGTTGTCCAGGATAAGCACGACACGACTGATGGCAGAGAACAACCGTCTTCCGGAAGGGTTTGCCTGGACGGACGGGGATAATAATGTGGTGCCGGTAACGGCGGCGGAGATAATTGCGCTGGCAGATGCGACAGAGCAGGCGATGTTTGCGAAAGGTGTGGAGATTAATACACGTCAGCTTCAGATGAAAGCAGAGGTTGAGGCGCTGACAGAGCTGAAGGCGATCCGCAGTTATGTTGTCGGATGGCCTGCAAGCTGA